CAAGCACTATCATTATCAGCAATGATGCTACAAGCTAGAAATGGCATTCCAATTCAAACAACATCTCGCCAAGTAGAATCATACTATAGAAATCTAGACTTAGTAGACACTCACAATCTATCAGAAAAGTATAAAGAACTTACAGATAAAATAGAGAAAAACAAATCTAACTATAAAACACATCTAGAAAACTTAGAAAAAATCAAAGCAGAACAACATCAAAAAATGGTAGAATTCTATGAAAAGGCACAGAACGATACACCAAAGCCCTAATAACCTTGATTATTTAGGGCTAATCGGCGAAACGCCTATAAACAGACCATTACACATAAAAAACACAATATAAAATGGAAAAACACATCTTAGACGAATTACCAGAACACTTTAAATTAGCCTCAAATGAGGTAGATTTAGCACACGAAGAATCAATAGTAGTATCACGTCAAGCAACACGAGAAATCACTATAGAACATCGTACAATCAATGTATCAAAACAACCTCAATTGGTTCAAATTGAATACATCTTAGACGAACAAAACAAACATATATTCGTAAATTTCAAAAACATCTATCACCAATTAAAACTAGACTATAATGTCACAGAATAACCAAAATATAGCAAATTCTGTATTACTACAGAAACCAGACCATTCAGCACATAATCTATCATGTGAAACAAAAACTACTACCACTATGGGCAGACTTACCCCTGTCTTTATGCAAGAAGTAGTACCAGGAGATAGAATAGAAGTAGACAGTCAAATGCTTACAAAACTATTACCTCTCGCAACTCCAGTAATGCACAACATGAACGCATACATCCACTATTTTTATGTACCATACCGTATACTATGGAATAATTGGAAATACTTTGTATCAGATTCACCACTCCCACAGACAAGCACTCCACCATTACACCCAAAAGTCAAATTCACAGGAAACAATCCAGAATGGTTTAATCATGATAATGCAACAGATAAATATCTTCCACGTTACTTCGGATTACAAAACGATTCAATAGGATATATAAATCCTTTACCATTCTTGGCTTATCAAAAAATATACAACGAATACTATCGTCACGAAAAAATACATACAGACTTAACTCCAGACTTAGTATGTCCAGACGGCGAAATACTAGAAACAGACCCAAAAGTAGAAAAATGGGTAACATTACGCTATAGAACATATAAAGATGATTACTTTACATCAGCACTCCCATCACCTCAATTAGGAGACCAAGCAACAGTATCATTAAATATCACAGACAACGAACTCAATGTTTATAGAAACAGAACCGGTACAACAGGAACCGCCACAGAACGTGAAAACTGGGTATCAGGTTACACCGGTAACAATACAACTGGAGACATTACTCGCGTATTAAACAAAGAAGCAGACGCAGGTATTTTAAACCAATATCTCTATGTAGACGCATCTCAATTATCAGGAAGTATAGCAATCAATGACTTAATCGAAATGGTCAGAATGCAAGAATTTCTAGTAAGAAAAAATCTATCAGGCAACCGATATAACGAATACATATTAGCAATGTTCGGAGTAAGAGTACCAGACTTACGTATAGATAGACCAGATTATATAGCAGGAATTAAAGCACCTATAGTAGTATCAGAAGTATTAAATACTGCAGACGAACAAGGTTATCAAACAGGACAAGCCAATGGATATTCAGAAGGAGGTTCAGGAAATTACGAAGTATCAGAACACGGTATTATATTAGGCATCTATTCATGTATTCCAGATTCAGCTTATATGTCATCAGTAAACAAGTTATTCTATAAAACCCAAAACGAAGAATACTATACACCAGTATTTGACCAGATGGGAGAACAACCAATACTAAACAAGGAACTACATCAAATGCACGTAAATCCTACAGGAACTTTCGGATATGTCCCACGATACGCAGAATACAGATTACCATTTAATCTCGTAACAGGTAACTTCACAAATACACTTGCACAATGGTCCCTAGCACGTTCATATAACGATAGTATCAATCTCTCTGCACGATTCTTTGACATCTATAGTCCATCACGTATATTCGGTATAGAAGACCCTAACTACGACAATGTAATAGTACAAGTCTATAATAGAGTAATAGCATACAGGCCAATGTCTAAGTATTCAATGCCAGTACTCACAAACAATTATTCAAACAATTTAGTATAACAATCACGGGGGCCTAAAAAACCCCCTTTAAAATATCAATCATGGCAGGAGCATCATCAGCAGCAGCATCAGCAGCCGCATCAGCAGGAGCATCAGGAGGAATAGCCGCAGGAATAGGCGGACTCACAAGCATAGGCGGAATAGCATTACAAAATCGCTATAATAAAAGAGAAAATAAAAAACAAAGAGAATGGGCAGAAAATCAATTCCATACAGATTGGAAATATAAACAACAAGCCACAGACCTCGCCTATCAACGAGACAATGACTGGCAGTATAAGATGTCTCAATGGAATAAAGCTGGTTTAAATCCATACGCTATGTTAGAAAATACATTTCAGGCACCAGTATCAACATCAGGCTCTAGCACACCATCAGTCAATCCTCAATACACAGATATTCAAGGAGGAATACAAAATGCAGTAAATTCAATGATGCAATTAAAATTAATGGATGCAGATATAAGGCTAAAAGATGCAGATAGAAAATTAAAAGAAGCAGATGCACAAGGTAAAACTATTGATAATCAATTTAAGCCACTAGAAAAATATATAGGTATAGAAAATACAAAGGCAATTACACAAAATACTAGACAGGCTACAGATAATTTAAAATCTTCTAAGGAATTAATACAACAAACTCTATTAACTGAAAAGGAAAAAACCACAGGTCAACAGTTACAAAACTCTATCACACAAATAGAATCAATGTATACAGAAGCAAAAAATAGACTTATTACTAAGGGAATGGAAATGGCTAACAAAAAAACTGCAGTAGATATACAAGTTCAATCAAAACAACTTAGAGTAATGGAAACTTCTATCGAAAAAATGAAAGCAGAAATAGAAACTGCTAAAGGAAATCAAGATCTAATGAGAGCAACTATAGATAAAACTAGAAACGAAATACAAAGAGAAAATGTAATGCGTGAAACAGATAAACAATCAACAGAACGCTCAAATATAAATCTCTTCAGTGCACCTAAATTCTTTACTCAACAAATAAGCAATTCATGGGATAAATTCAGAACTGCTTGGAAACATAGAAAATAATGACACGATTAAAAGCACTACTAGAGACTATCGCATGGGCAGAAGGCGCAAAGTACAACATACTATTCGGAGGTCAAACATTCTCCGACTATTCAACTCATCCAAACATAAAAGTAACGAAAGGGAAATACGTATCAACCGCAGCGGGAAAATATCAAATACTTTACAGAACTTGGAAAGCAAGTGGATATACAGACTTTACACCAAAAACCCAAGACTTAATAGCAATCAATCTCATCGCCAGAACAAAAGCACTCCCACTACTAAACAAAGGAGACATGAAAGGAGTATTCGACGCTATATCCTATGTATGGGCATCAATACCACCTTCAAGATACGGACAACCAGTAAAA